ATCAGGTCTGTATTGGCCGCAGCACTTTTGAAAGCCACTCCCACAATCTCTCCCACTACGATGGGGTCGCCTTTATCAACCAGACCATCCGTGTGAGTGGGGTGTATGAACTGGCTTTCGGATAACGTGATATGTCTTCCCTCATAAGTTGAGGAGACTTCTTCTCCGGCAACGCCGGGTGTATATACTCCGTAAGGCATTATGCAACCTCCTGTTTATTTTAGAATGGACTCTGTATGAACCACCAGAATAGCCACATCCAGTTGAGTGACATCCAGTGGACCTTTACTGCTATGACCTCAGTTCCAGCTCCTGCTATGGTCTGAAGTGAGTAGCCAAAGACGGCCATAGCATCTGCTGGACTGTCCGTAACTACACCTGATGTGTTGATGAATAGCGATTGTCCTATCAGTACCGGGGCCGTAGCAACCACAGATACCCTCCAGATACCCTCTGTGTCTATTGGTATGTTATCACCAGTAGACCCAGCGGACTTCAGGGCTATTCCAACACCTTCATTAAAGGCCACAGGCTGACCCTTGTCTACTAAGCCATCGCCTGGGTCAACATGTGTCAAGATAACTTCCTGAACTGATACATGCCTTCCCTCGAAAGTAGAGGATACTTCCTCACCTGCTTTTCGATTAGGGTCATAGTATGGGTTAGGTGCTACCTCAGTTGGTTGTTCGGGCCAAGGACCGTCTACCATAGCTTACCTCGCTGCTTCTTCGGCTTGTTTATCATCAAGGCCGAGACGTTTGAAACTCTCCACGAGTTCCTTGTGCGCTTTCTCCGCATCTTTGGGAGGGTTACCAAGGCCCTTCACCTTGCCAGATTCCGTGAGGGATTTGACATAGGCGATTTCATCCTTGATAGCTTCCTCGATTCCATCGGCAGTTTCGGCATTGGAGAATCTTCCGGAGATTCTTGTTTTGGCTGCATCCGGCAGTTCAGATTTGCTTATGGCTTCGTCTATCTTGGACTTAGCCTCGGCTACTCTTTTGGCCTTATCAGCTTCATCAATCTTACCCTGAAGAGCCTCTTTCTCCGAGGTCAAGGTAGTAACCTTTCCTTCAAGCTCCTTGACTTTCTCTTCAATTTCCGACATCTTTTTTACCTCCTGCATGGTCTCGGATTTGACCTCATCAGTAATGTATTTGACAAGGTCTGGTCTATGTTCCTTCAAGATATCCAAGGATATGACATCGACATCCAGCTGCTTATCGTTCTCGTACATAAGGACGGCACCACCGGCACCAGCCTCAGTTACGAAGTCCACTGAACGAGCCTGGACTATCTTCTCGACTATATTGGCCTTCTTACCCTCAATCATACCCTCGGTACCTATTCCAGCTGCTCTTATTGAGATACCCATCTCACCGAGAAGGTCTTTGTCTCTCAGGTTGGAGAGCTTGGCTTTCAACCAGTCTTCAATTATATATGCATCTCCAACGACTCCGATTCCTTCCTGATAGGTTACATTCTTCAATGTGGCTACCCACTCCTTGATGTCTCCCTCCGGTCTTTTCTGTTCTTCATCCTCTGTCTGGTGATTAGCATACATCTTTGAGCCCTCAAATACTGCATAATCACGTTTAAGAGTCTCTTCCGGATAGTAATGATTATCCACAGGATTGCCCCAACCGGGTTTGATAATAACCACTCTGGCTACATCCTTGGCTCCGACCTTGGCCTCGGTCAATGGAGTGTAGTTTATCAGCAGGTCTCTCTGTGAGGCCTCTTTTATCCACTTTGGCATGTCTTCCTCTGAGACACCAAGCACCCGGTATTCGCTGCGAATCTTCCTCTTCACCTCTGAGAGGTGTTCAGCTGGTATGTTTACCTTTTGACCCCTGAATCCACCGGGTGACAGATATGAGGCCACCTTATTGAGCTATGTTCTGGTTGTCTTCTTACTGTTGTCTTCCCATAACCTCAGCTTCCATTCACTGGGACTGTCTGAATCCGGAGCGTATGCATAAGCTCGGACCGGATAGTCAGAGCCATCCTCATGCTTTATGGTCTCCTGAGTTTTCAGCCACTGGAGTACTTCATTAGACTCTCCCAGAGACGCTACGATGGCGTCTGCACTGGGTTCGGCAGTGTCCAGCAGTATTCTACAGCTCTCAAGGAACTTGATGGCCTTATTTTCTCCCTTAGGCAGGCTACGGCGACCAGACTCAAGAAGGATACTGGAGTAGATAGCCTGCAACTGGTCCACAGATGATTCCCGGGCAACCCAGTTGTCTCCATCCTTCTTGTATTTCTTCTGGACCGCTGCCCATGCAATCTTGTGTGATGCTTCCTCATCACCCTTGTGAGACTCATAGGCCGAGTTGAATGCTGCCAGGTATATTTTCTTGGCTTCATCAGGCAGGCTCTTGAGATTATCCGGCAAATCGCTTATCTTACTGTATGGCATCATGCCCTCCTATTATTTAACAAGGCTCTTGGTCCAGATTCTACCCTTTCCAGAGGCCTTATATCCTACATGGGCCCAGAATCTCTCAGCATCATCCATAACTGAGGTAGCCCATGCCTGAGTCATTCCAGCTTTCCTGGCTTGATTCTCTATTCTTGCTAAGAACTTACTTCCCATACCCTTTCCTCTGATGGAGGGTGAGTACAGTTCTATGGAATCTATTATCATGGTATTCTTTGGAACATAACCAGATATGGCCATCGTCGTATCTTTATGGAAGAATTGAGCTGAAGCATGCCCTATCTTGGTTCCGCTCTTGTCACTAAGAATGTAATTTCCTCCAACGTCCTGACCAGATTTGGACCGGTATGGAGTGAAATTAACATAGTCTGATAGGTCATCCTTCTTCTCAGTTTTCTCCTTCTTTGCAACTTTCTTCTCCTGAGGCAACATCACAGGTGCCAGGGCACATACACAGTTCGGGTGAAACGGCGGATGAGTATGACCGCTTGAGAATACATGGTCCAGTGGAACTACACCCTCTGCTGCGTTGGCACTGCATATCTCACAGGGGTACTCACCAGCCTCATTCACCACAACTTCCTTGCCTGTGACTCCAATAGCTTCTGACTGGTCCATGAATGCCTGTTCCAGTGAATCACATGATTCTGTTCTGGCTATGAGTTTGGACCTGACACTGGTCATCTCATCAATTCCTTTTCTTATATCTCGGGCCATCCCGGGAATTCCTCTTTTGTCCTGGATTGAACCCTTGATAATATCCCTCAGCTGACTGCGAGTTTCATCGTTGATACTCTTGACCAGCTGAGCTGTATGCTTCTGGGCATATTCCATAGCCCTTCTCATGGGTGGACCTTCATACAGGATGGGTTTGCCCCCCAGTTTAGTTTTTCCGTATGATGTCATCTGTGCTGAGCCTGCCAGATACAGTGAGGCCAAATGACCCTGCAGCTTAACTGTCAGCTCATTTGAGAAAGCCCTTACCAATGGCTCTAGATAATCATCAAGCTCTGATTCTAAACTCATTCTTGTTCAACCCACCTGTAATAAAGTCTCTCAAGCTCCTCTATACTGAGGGCCTGGTCCAGTCTCTGAAAGTACTGAGCTAGGTCATTCTCGAATCTTGCTCTTCTTCTTATGTTTTCTGGCTTTTCTGGGTTCGCCGGTATCTTTGCTTCCAGTTCCTTGATTGCTTCGCTCAATTCCTCTATCAGGTTCATTTCCAGTTCCTTTGCATTCAGGACATTTACGGGCTATGAACCCGTCCATGATTTCGATTATACCTTTGCCCCCGCATTTTTGACATTCTCCCATTTCCTAATCGCCTCCCTTACCATTCTAAGAGCTTTTGCTATTGCCAGACTGGCTTCATCAGCTGGGTCCACAGGATTCTCCGGTATTTCAGGCTCTTCCGGTTCCTCATCAGCTATCTTCTCAATCTGTTCCAAGACCTCATTTGTATCCTGAATGCCCATGGTGATAAGAGCCTGCTGAAGAACATCTTGTGAATCCTTCAACTGTGGGAAGGTAGTACACATCATGCTGATTGCCTGTGCGATGCTCATAGCTTCCTGTTCTGATACCTCCGGCATATCAATATCAGTGTACCTCTTGTCCTCTGGTACTTCATGATAGTTCAGAATGAAGTCGAATATGTCACGGAATGTATCTGCCCATACAGCCTGATAGCTTTCAATCATCTTCTGGACTGGCAATTCAACGGTCTTGGCTGTGGCCAGGTTCCCGATTGAGATGTCTCCATAGTATTGTTCCGGGAAGCCAGTTGCAGCTGATACCTGCAGCTTGAGCATTCTCCCATCCTGATAGGCTTGAGAGGCGCCAGAATCCACGCGTATCTGCTGAAGTTCGGCACCCATGTTTTCTATCTGGGTAGAACCTGCAGGGATGTCCTTTTCGTCGTAGGCACTCTTAGCAGCATTCACAGCAGCTGTGCCACCCTGTACCTTTATCTTCCAGGCGAACTTAGCCAGAGCCAGCATGACTGCTGCTCTCGAGGCCAAGAACCGGCGATACAGTTGAATCCATTCAATGGCTGGCAACAGGAATGATGAACCTCTCTGCTCCAGGTCATTTATTGCCAGATGGTAGATGAATGCATCCTGGGTTTTCTTGACGCTGGCACCAAGAGCATCCTGACATCCCTCATCCTTGATGTTGCTGGTAGAGCGATAATAATCCACATGACGTTTGGACTGGGCATCATTCCACTCTCTCTTATAGTACCTCACATCCTCCATATCCTCTGAGTTGGTGATGAACTCGGTAATTTCAAGGGGGTCCACTCTGCGGACTGTGATGATGTCCTTGCCAAGGAATATGGCAAAGAATATCTCACCATCAACAAGCAGCTTGTCTGAGGACTTCCTCTGCCCTTTGGCTGAGAAGACAGACTTGTTCTCCGGTGCCTCCCATAGAGCTGACAGGATATCATTGACCTGTTCTTCTTTTGACTTCCAGTTGATACCGGTACCAAAGGAATAGTCAGTCATCAAGGCTACTGACCTCTTAGCGAGTGGGTCCTTGATTGATAGTGTTCTTGCCTGATTCACAGTTGATACTCTGGAAGCAGCTGTGGTTACATCTGTTCCTCTGGTCAAGTTTATCCATCCATCATCCTCGAGCTTCAGCATGTTCTCTACGGAAGAAGTGGCTTCTTTCAGTATCTGGTTGAATTCTTCGTTCATCTTTCTATATCCCTCCAGTCCAAAGTCCTTCATGGCATCATAGACCATAACGCCCTGTATTGGTTCGGGCTCACCAAGCATCAGTTCGGTGATGGCCCATACCAGTGCATCCAGCCTGTCTGGTGATTTCTCGCCCGGTACCCATTCACAGAGCTGGTCTTCAAGTTCGGGGAAGAATCCTACATGATGTACTCTGCCTTGCTCATACAATGATGATACTGGTTCAGCTCTTGTGTACTTTCCTCTCGTGGCATGGAGCTTCTTGACTGGTATCCTGGAATCAATCGTGAGCAGGTTGGATTCCACCATGTCTCCACCGTTATTGACCTCAGCGACGATTCTGTCGCCCCTGAACTTGTTATAGTCGGATATTGCTGCGGTGCCCCATGCCTGTGGTGAAGCTCTCAGTGAACTGTCCTTCAGTAAGTAGGCATGAATCTTGTTGGCTACTTTGCCAATACCAGCTGTGATGATACCAGTCTCAGCTGAGGCATCTGTATTTGTCACTGCCGGGTCAATCGCAGTCACCACAGCAAAGAGTGGAGGATACTCATGTACCCTGAGCATATCCAGATTCTCTCTCTTCCACAGAGCATCCGGATTATCTGAGAGAGTCTCTCCGGCAAGTTCCTGTCTTCCAAGGCGAGTTCCTTCGTACCGTTCCATTATATATTGCAAGAACTCCGGTGCGAGGTTGTCCTTGTTCTCCAGCGTATGTACTCTGGTGATGAATATCCGTGGGTCTCTCTCCATCTTCTTGATGATTGGAATCGGTCTAGGAGTTGTGGTTACAATTGCCTGTGGATGTGAGCCAATACGGAGACCCATCATCAGGTTGTCCCACATCTCCTGAGCATTTCCGAATTTGGCGAGTTCATCTACCCAGGCTTTCATGTGCTGTGGGCCTCTGAGCTGGTCTGGCTCGTCTCCGGAGTAGATTATGCCTATAACTCCATTCGGCCATACGAGGTGCCTTCTTGTTGGCTTATACTCAGGCATAAACCAGGGTGGTGAGCATTTCAGGATTGAGCTGTCGCCAGTTTCAATCATGATGTCGCGTACATCTGCTTTGGTCCGGCCCACAAGAGCTATTGGAGAGAATCCATCCTTGGCCCACTGGATAACCGTCTCGGAACCGACGCGTGTTTTTCCTCCACCACGACCAGACAGCAATAGCCAGACATACCAACTCAGGTCCACAGGTGGTGTCTGGCTAGGTCTACGCCACAGCGTCCAGTCATATAATATGGAAAGGGCCTCTTCCTCACTCAGGCTGAGAATCAGATTCTTCACCTTCTCCGGAGACTGGTTTTTGACCAAGTCTTTGAAGGATGAGGCTTCGAGCGTCAATGCCATGACCTACCTCCAACTTACCTTCTAGTTCGAGTGATTCTTTGGGCTTGCCCTCAACACGGTCCAGAATCAGACTCAACAGTTTTGAGTCAATTCCATTGCCCTGGCGAAGTTCCTTTACTACTTTTGCCACAATGAGGTCAAGCTCCGTCGACTCAAAAATGGTGCCATCAGGGCGACGAAACTTCTTCTCCTTGGTCAGCTCCTCACGGAACTTGACTGTAAAGCACAGATTGTTAGGAGGTCTACCATTCGGGTTAGTACTCTCCCTGTCCTTCTTGTCTGATAGTCTTTTGAGTCTTGCCGGCGTTAACTTCTTCATGTTACTTAATTCTACTCCGGATACAAACTTCAAGTAAATGGGTTTACGTCGTGAGAGGGGCGCCGTCGCCGCGCGACATATATATATGTATATGTCGCAGCGACGGATACTGTTGCCTGGAAATCCCTGGCGAGTTCCTGGCGACGGACTTTTTAATATCGATTCCGTCGCTTCCGTCGCCTATCCGTCGACAAAGCACAAAATCCATCAAAAACTAAGCGACGGAATTTTTATAAAAATTAGGGCGACAGAATCGAAACATAGCGTCGACAGAATCGAAATCACCAATTCTACATGGTCCAATAACATAGCTCGGAAGATACCTCATATCCCTCTCGATGGCCACCTGTGAGAAAAGGATTGCAAAATAGGGAATATAACACTCAAAAACACATTTACTTTCATATTAATATGATGATATACTTAATGAGCCAGCCTGGAACTAAGCAAAGGAGGAATAGATGGAGAAGGAAATCATACAGATAATACAAGAGGGAGATGATAAGATATTCATTGCCCGGCTTGAATTCCGTATGAAGAGAATCAACCACCTGCAGTTGAGAGAACGGGTACTGGAAGCTCTTGAAGAGGAGAAGACCAAGGTACTTGAGCTCACATCGGAGAATCCTGGAAATATGCACATTGATGGTTCGGCGGACTGATGCCAGCCCTGTGGAGAAGAATAAAATACCACCCCAGACAGTGCCCTACCTGCCCATTCCACTACCAGCGTACAGATGGAAAGCGCAGAGGGCACTTCCTGTGTAACCTGGAAATAGACAAGCCCCGGTACTTCAGTGGAACCACCCAGAGGAAGTGTATATATAAAGGAAAGGAGGATGAAATTTGAACATTGAGCAAGCTCATGAAATCTACAAACATCCACGAGGTCATAGTAAAGCTGAGCTGAATGAATGCTTAAGAATTATGGATAAAAATCATGAACTATCAGTTAAGGAGCAAATTGTCATCGCTGATGCAAAAGATAGAATTGACCTGCTCAATGGAGTAATCATAGTCCCAAGGAAAGGAGGTCTAATGCCAACCTGCAAAATATGCCAACGGGAAAATCTGTCAGACAAGGAGCTTGAGATTCACATGAAGTACTTCCATGGACAGAGAACTCAGGCAGCAACTCAGCCCCAGAGAGTCTCACAGGGAGTCTGCCCAGACTGTGGAAGTACACTGTTCTTTCAGGAGGGATGCGTAAAATGTCAACAGTGCGGTTACAGCAAGTGCTAAAGATAAACTTGGAGACAGACGACTACACAGTCACAGTAGGTGACAAGAAATACCGCTGCCATACTCTCAGAGGATGTTTCAAGGCTGTACATGGCAGATGGCCAGAGGACTCAGGAGAGATGGACAAATTTATAGAGGAGATAGTAAAAGGATGAAAATGGGATTTGACAGACCACAGAAGACCACTCCCACACTAGCCCGGATTGCACCAGGAACAGTCTACCGGCATCCACGGGGTACAGTCATATATATGAAGCTGGCCTCACAGGAGAACAACCAGCGCTTCAACTGTGTAGACCTTGCAAATGGGTTCGTACTACACCTATCCAACCAACGCTGTGATTCCTATACCCTGTGTACTGGAGGAGGAATGAGGATATCAGACCAGACCAACATACTGGTGAGCAAAACCAAGCTGCAGTTAAAGCCAGTCATCTACCTGTACCTCAAGAATCCAGACCAGGCACAACAGATGGAGCTTACTGAGAAAAGCCGAGACCGGCTAATAAAGGCATTGGAGAGTACGAGATGAAATTTTGGAGATGGGGACTCAGGATAGGAAAGTTGATTCTCCGGTTGAAATTCAGGTGGTATGACTTCTGGGTAGGAGTTTACTATGACCGCATTCATGGGTCATTTTACATCATACTCATACCCACACTGGTCCTAGTCATCCAGTTCATACCACGATTCATCGAGATGGACTACCAGCAGGCGGAGTTCAGAATGGTTGGGAGAATATCAGAACCACTCACAGTTACAGATGCTACTAGGCCCGAAAGTTAAAAGGAGGACAGATGAACACTGATACAGGAGAAGTGAGACCATTATCAAAGGATGAGATTCTCGGTTATAGGGAAGTTCCTATCGTGGTCAAGAAGCCAAACCGATACTGCACACGGTGCAATAATAAGCGTTCGGTTCCAATACCGGGCACCCGCACAGCTCGCCGAAAGGCCATAAGAATGGGTCTTCCAGTGGATGCCATGTATATGCCCTGCCCACACTGCTCAAGAATGGAGAAGTCAGATGAGTCTTAGGGATACTTTCAGAAATTTATTCAAGGAGAGTCCACCAGAGAAAGCCCCGCCCGGTACCATTGGAATGAGCTGGATTGATGGCAAGTACTGGTACATTGATGAATTCGGGTTCAAGAGATATGGATATGTCTGGATTCAGGGTACAGAACTGCATTTCATGAATGGGAACAAGGTCGAGGCATCAATAGAATTCTCGGAGGAAATAGAATGACAGTCACAGGTAAGAAAAATCGCAAGAATGGTGAACGGAAAGTAGACCTGAAGAGAGGCAACCGGGCCAGCAATCCCTCAAGCTATGCTCTCAGGCATCCTAACACCCAGAATGAGGAAGCTCGACAGAGATACCTGCAGACCAGAGAGGAGAGGTAGATGGACCAAGAAGAATTCTGTAATAAATGCTGTCCAATGCCAGCTCGCCTTACCTGTAGAGATAATGGTGAGGAAGTGGACTGTGATTGTGAGGAGACACCAGAACACAATGAATGTCCATTCAGCATGGTGGATTTCTCCAAGGTCAAATTCTATGATACCTTTACTGTATATAAAGAGCACATAAATAACACTCCGGAGGATTGCTGATGGATTTCACAGAAGCCTGGAATAGGGAGAAGGTGGTCAACAGAGTACATCTGGCAAAGGCTGCAGACTTGCTGGGCATCAGGGGTTCGGCCTCATGGGAGGATATACCAGAGGATGAGAGGACCAAGCTGGAGAATACCATAATAAGCCTGTCCAGAAAGCATCGGGAGAGGATAGTCAAAAAGGCTAAGAATCTTGGTGTCTCTGTGGAGTTCCTTGAAGGTGAGCCCATATGGATACAGCAAGGTAGAGCTCCAACTCCTGATGAGTTCCGGGACTGGGCCAGGAGCCAACATAAGAAATCCTGCAAGAGGTATGAGCCTGCGGTTCCCATCAGCAGGTATAATGGTATGTGCTATCACTGCAAGGAATTTAACAAGCCATGTACCTCATTCTTCGCCAACACAGGTATTTGTGAAACTGGATACTTCGAAATAGAAAGAATCAAGGTGACTCCGTGGAATGTCTTTCAAGAACAGTTCCGCAAAGCCGAGAGAAGAGTCGGCAAAAAGTTGAAGGGACAACTTTAGTTGAATACTACCGGAGGGATTTTGGTTAAACTTATCAACCATTCATATGTTACCACAACTGGTGGGATTTTTCGAAATCGAATCCCAAAAGAGGCCAAGGGAACTCAAAACCCAAGTATCAATATTACCAGCTTGGGATGATGGTCTATTTATCCCTTAAGCGCCTTCTCAGAGGGATTTGGCAATTTTTGGAAGGGAGGTTATAAAATGCCGGAGACAGAAGCAATTCTTACAATTAAGGATGTCGTCAAGAGGTCTGGCTATGGAGCACAGACCATCCGGAGAGACATCGAAAAGGGAGAGTTGAAAGCCTATCGGATAGGATGGCAA